CTGTGATGCACAAGGGAAATTGGCAGAGTGGTTGAATGCACCGGTCTTGAAAACCGGCGAACGTTAATAGCGTTCCCAGGGTTCGAATCCCTGGTTTCCCGCCAAGATTCAAACGAAAGCCCCGCGAATGCGGGGCTTTTGTGTTTCTGGGCTTCGGCGGAGCTATCAGCGTACAGGCCGATCGTTTCCGCATCATTTCAGGCGGTTTCCGCAACTCGTTGCAAATTGCGGTCAGCGAGTCGGCTTCACGATCTCACCGACGCGTCGATAAACGGTCTCGGTTATCCGCTTGTCCGTGTGTCCCAGGAGCCGGCTTGCATCTCCTAGGTCGAGGATCTCGCTTGCAGCCTTAGGGCGGATATCGCGGAACTGGAACTTTCGAATGCTGGCTGCCAACACTTCATCGCCGTTTTCTCTGGCGATGGTGATCGCCTTGTCGCGAGCATCGTCGAAGCGGAGACGGAGCATGTGCTTTGTAACCTGCCTACCGTCCTCGGTGACTATAAGATAAGGGGTTCTGACCCCGCGCAAGTGTCTCTGCTCGATCAGCCTCGCCACCAGAGTGCCCAGGTCATTGAGCGCGCCGGCGGCGGTCAGCCGGATGCGCAGCTTCTTGGCCGTCTTACCCTGAGCCACCTGTAGGAACTCATTGACTGCATCCGCCTCACGCATCGACAGCACATCGGCAGGGCGCTGCCCGGTTAGGTAAGCGAGGTCCATCGCGTCACGCAGTTCTGAGGCGGCAATGCCATACACAGCGCTCCAGATTTCCTCTGTCGCGTAAAAGTCTCGCGGTGCCTCTTTGTTCTTGCGCACCCCGGCGGCAGGGTTGTTCTCGGTTAACCCCCACTCCCGTGCGATGTTGTAGATGTGCGAGAGCAGGGAGATCTCGCGGTTGGCTCGCACCTTGGCGGTTCGGCCGTCTCGGTACTGGGCGATGATCTGCGGCGTCACCGCGTCGATGGGCGCATCGCAGAAGGCTTTGCGCAGCTGCTTCAGACTCAGCAGGTTATCGCTCTGTGTTTTCGGCGCCTTGCCGGGGATTATTTCTCTCTCGTAGCGGTCGAACACCTGGCCCAGGAGAGCATTCTTCTTTGGCACGGGCTTGCAGTCGAGCTTTGCCCATTCAGCCTTGGCGATGTCTAAGTTACCCCCGAGCGGGATCTCCACCCGCTTCCCGTCTTCATTCCTCCCGTCGTAGTAATACCCAACCCACTCTTTACCGCCTTTCAGCGTGCGTACACGCCGAATCATTCGCGGCGGCAGGTCCCTGTTTGCCGCCTTTTTCGCGCGCATCTTTTTATCCTACTCGTGATAAGTCCAGCGACCAGGCTTCAGTCGCAACATTTTCTGCTGATGGTTTCACGCCAGCCAGCTTCATGCGGGCGTAGACGCGGCCAACTACCGGTCTGCGCGCACGGGTCAGTACGTACTTCCAGCCATTTCGATTGAGCCAAGCTATTTGGCCAGACGGGATCATGTAGCCTGTGATCGCCGCTATTTCTTCTTCGTTAAGTGTTTCGCTTTGTATTTCCATGAGGGTCCTTTCGCGTCGGGCGGCAGAAGGTGGCCCGACGCTTACCGGCAGTTTTAGTGAGAGGAGGGCTCCTACATCAAAGTGGCTAAATAGGCCCCTGCGATGTGCATCCGTAGATTTTGGCGTTCGTCAAGATCGATGAAGCCAAGCCTAAGCTGGCGGTTGGTCCATCGGTCGTATTCTCGGAAGAAGCGATTTCTAGACTTTCGAGTTTGTACTGGGGCGATTGCCATGACTTCTTCTGCGAAATGTTTCATGAGGCATTCCTTGTTGGGTGAACCTCAATGGTTGATGCGTCGGGCTGTCGGGTTCCCGACTATTTTTCTCTCCGCCCGCCCCATAGAATTGTCCAGAGCGTTTTTTCGGTTGCCGGACTGGTGTCAAGCTGCGGTTTTTCGTCGGTGAGTATCAGGAACTCGTAGGCTCGGTAATCAACCAAAACGCCCATAAGCAGATCGGGCCGTGTTCGGCGTTGTAGATGGAGAAGATGAACCCGCCACCACTGCGGGCCGCTTTGGAATCCTGGCTGATGGTGCCATGGCGCTTGCTTTCACACTGTCTGTGGCGTATCCGGAGCGGCAGCTTCGAGATTTCGCTCACTAACTCAAGTGCCCACGCTGTGAACCAGGGATATGGAACAGCGCGTCATTCGTGGATGGACGGGGCGGGGATGCCCGCGAACTATTGGCATCCCGCCCCACTCGCATCGACTGGATCAAACTGAGTCCTACCGACATGACTGCTCCTTGCTGTAATAGAGGATGACATTGAGGAGGGTGTGTAATGGCGCCGAAATCTGGGGGCAGGAACCATCTCAAACACCACGATCCGCGTAGAAATAAAAAAATAGAATAGAAATTATCTGGGTTTTGCTATATTTAGTTAATTTTTCATGGGGAATACGAAGTGTTCGAGGTTAAAGCGTCGGTCAAGGGTTATGAGGTGGTTAGTACGGGGGAAATTCACGCAGTTGAATGCCCTATCGATTTTGTGGTTGCAGGTTTAAAATTTCGTATCGCTTTTAAGGACGATTCTTCAAGTCAGACGAGTCGCTATGTGTCTGAGATTATTGATCAGACGCTGGTTTTGAATCTCTATAACTTTAATAACTCTTTAGGTGAAGGCGTTTTAGAGCCTCTAGTAATTGCAAGTACGAATGGGCGAAATATTGCTATAACTTTTTATGTGTATTCTATAAAAGGTCCTGCTGGAGTGGGGCGTCGTTTTAGCTATGCATTTTTGCTAGCGGAGCAAAAAAATGGCTGAGTTTAATGCGGAACTTGCCGAAGGTGAAGTGGACCAAAAACGTCCTATTCCTCTTAATCATATTGCTGGAACAATAACCCAAACTATCGGTACCGGTGATAACGCAAAAAATTCGATAGTTTGGATGACCATAACTTGGAGCTTTGTCGTGGCTGGCGCGCTCAGTCTCCTATTATTTTCGCTGGTTGTGGCCGAAAAAGACTTTAAATATGTCCAAGAGATAAAATCTGTGTGGTCAGTGTTTATCCCTCTAATCACGCTGGCTCTGGGCTATGCATTCGGCAAGAATCAATAGAAGCGTTTTTGATCAGGCGCCTTGCTTGTGATCTCTACATTTGATTTTTCTACTGCGTGCGTTGGCGAGGGCAAGGCAGATTTAATAGTTAACTCAAGATTCGTCACAGAAAGTTGTCCCCCCCCCCTCGGGGCCCACAAACAACATGGAAATCCTTGCTATTACCCATAGGTCAGTAGATGAGGGGGCTGGCAATTGGTTGACTGGCTTGTCGCGCCATTGGATCGAATACAGCGAAGTCTGCTAGGATAAACGTCTTAATATTTGAGCCGATTTTTTCGGCTTTCCATAGTCAAATAAGGTGGGTGAGCTTTTGAGCAAGATCAATCCCTTCAAGCCTAATAGTCCAGTATCTGCAGGGATGTTCGCTGGTCGTCTTAAAGAAATTCAGGCTTTTGAAAAAGGGCTTCACCAAACCAAAAATGGGCATGGCACAAATTTGCTCATGACGGGTGAGCGAGGGATTGGAAAATCCTCGCTAATGAATCTTCTCAAAAGTCTGGCGGCTGGATCTGTGAGGCCCGTGACAGCCGACTATAAAAAGTTTAATTTTGTCACTGTTAATGTTGTTGTTTCTGATCGAACAAGCCTTGTTAGTTTTATTAAGCTTATTGAAAAAAACATTAGTCGTGAGCTTGGTAAGATTGAGACAATTCGTAAGTTTCTAACTGAGACCTGGTCTTTTGTTCAAAGGTTGAAGGTTTTGGATTCTGGTATTGATAAGGCGTTGCCAGTTGATGACTCGGATTTGTTGATTGACGATTTTGCCTATTCGCTATCTGAAACATGCAAGCGTATAGCTAGCCCTGAAAAAGGAGAGCAGGGCCGTGATGGAATAGTTTTCCTTATTGATGAGGCAGATAATGCGTCTCCATCACTTCACATTGGTTACTTTTTCAAAACCGTTACTGAAATGCTCCAGAGTCATGGGTGCAGTAATGTTATGTTTGCTGTGGCCGGCTTGCCAGAGGTAGTTGAAAAGTTAGCCAAATCTCATGAGTCCTCTATACGAATTTTTACTCATTTAAAAGTAAAGGAGCTTAACTTTATTGACACTAAGTATGTCGTTGATCGCGGTATTGCGGCTGGAAATGATGTTAATGAATTAAAAACTACGATCGGTGAACTTGCGAAGGATCATATTGCTACGCTTTCTGAGGGGTACCCACATTTTATACAGCAGTTTGCCTACTCAGCGTTCGATTGTAATGTCGATGGCGAAATAACGATGGAAGATGTACTTGAAGGAGCTTTTAGCGAAGGCGGTGCGATTGATTCCATTGGTACACGTTATTATGCGAGCGACTACCATTCAAAAATTAAATCTGATGAGTATCGCCAGGTACTTAGCATCATGGCTGAAAATATGAATGAGTGGATCAAAAAAAGCGAAATACGTAGCAGTTTCTCCGGTGATGATCAGACACTTACTGATGCTCTGCGTGCTCTAACTACACGTAAAATCATTCTCAAAAATGAATCTAAAATGGGTGAGTATCGGTTACAGCAAAGGGGATTTGCTCTCTGGATCAAGCTTTTTGGATCTAGGAAACACGCTTAACGATCTTCGGTGGGGGGAGTAATCTCCCTCCAACTGCAAGTTCAAATTTTAGATGATCGCGTCACGTGTGTTGGCTATCGGCACGCCGATCATTGTGACCATCCCTCGATATAGATCTTCTTGCCATCGGCGCGAGCCTCCAGCACCTGAGCGCGGTTGATCGCTGCCTTCCAGGTGAAACACATCCCCATTACCTTGCCGGTGGAGCGTTCGACGACGTGATAGGCGCTGCGGCCCTTATTGACTACTTGGAAGCGAACCTCTTGCACGGGCTGCTCTTTGCCAATCAAGGCATACATCGCGCTGGTGGCAATGGTTGCGCGGACACGGAGAGCTGTGAGCTCTTCGGCGCGCTCTTGAATTGATTGAGGCACATCTTTTTCCTCAGTGTTTGAGTTAGGCGAGCAGCATCGGTTGTGCGGCGCGGCGCACCATTCTGACCTCTGCTGTACGGCGTTCTGGCACCCGGCGATCACGACGCATTGACTCATCACCGATCATTGCGTGCATGGTTATGAGGGCCGCCAGCGCGAAGCACATCGGCGAGATGATCTGGCGGCGCATAGCCTCAGCAATCATGGCGGTCTGGCGGGTAACGCCGAGCTTGAACATGGCGCAGGAAAGGCGCTTCGCTACAGTGCAGGCTGCCACGTTGAACTGGCGGGCAATCTCTTTAGCCGTCATGCCCTGGGCGGCGGCCAGTAGGTACTGAAGCTCTTTAGGCGCAAGGCCTCTACCGAGGCGACCCTTCCATGCGCCGCATGTAATTTCTCTGTCCATTTAGAATCCTCGGTGTGATCAATGGGTGGCCAGCGGCCAGCTCACCACTGCCCAGGTGACGGGCTTTGCGCTAGGCTGAGCGCTCTCACACATCACAACCTGCAAAGGAGGGCGAACTGCGCATGCGCAAGTTCAAGTTGAAGTTCAAATACGACGCTGACGACATGAATCCGAAGATTCTTGAGACCGACCGCTCGATCAAAGTAGGGGACGCTGTGGAGCTTGAGGACGGGTTCTGGTATGGCGTTATGGAGATTCGAATTCTGAAGCGAGATATTCAGCTAATTCTTTCGAAATCGTCTCAAGATGCAGAGGAGGCAAAGCTTGTAATGATGCAGTTATTGTCCGACTGAGAACTATAGTTGCGAACTTAAGGCAGCTCTGTTTTTCGATGTCGCGGCTTGGATGCATCAATAAGAGTTTCGTCTTCAATCCTGGGTCTCCATAACACGCCAAGGTCATGAGGGCCGCCTCAATTTTCCCCTGTAATGACGGAGTTAAAGCCCAAGGTTCCGTAATGGTTGTGCCTTCTGGCTGTTGCATTTGACACTCCTCTTAGTCATCCCAAAGCACCCTCGCAAGAAGGTGCTTCAGTGATGCGCTTTGCCTTGACCCGCTACTGGCGTCGGTCACAGGCTCTATCAAATTGTTCTTCCAGCCGCGGCTTGCCCCGCTGGATAACTGTCTTGGCGTTTTACGCTGCACACCCGGGTCAGTTGCCAACCCTCTGAACCGTTGAGGCCGGTTCATCGCTGCCTTCCATCTGGCCGGTTGTTGTCCGGCGATAACGCAAAATTACAACTACAAATTGTAATTTGCAAGCTTTGGTTGTAATCTTTATCGCAGAAGGATGCATGTTTGTAATTTCACCATGCATGAAAAAGCCCGCTCAATGGCGGGCTCTGGTGATCTGGAATGAAATTACAAATTGGTCAGCGGGAGTACATTGCCCACCAGAACACATGGCCCAGGATGCCAAGCTGCTGCTCCTGGATCTCCTGAAATGTGTACTCCTCATCAGGATGCTCATCGCGATTGAAGCTTCGCAAGCGAATGCCTGTGGGTAGGCGAAACAGTTGCTTAATTCTGAGTTGGCCGTTGTGGTTGATGGCGTACATCTCCCCGTCAACCACGTCCTTCAGCGTATTTTTTCCAACATTGATGCCCACGGTTGCGCCATCCCGCAGTACCGGCAGCATGCTGTTCCCGCTTACAACCACGCACCTTGCATTACTGAATTGCACGCCGTTGTGCCGCAGGTCCTTCTTGAAGAAGCGAAGTCGAGAGCTGTCGCTTTCCTCAATCGCAAATCTTCCAGAGCCGGCCGCGAGCTCAACCTCGCGAAGAAAGGGTACGTAAACCTCATCTTCATCAAGAGGGGTGCTTTCGTCCCAGGGTTCGATTGCTTGCAAAGAGGCGTCAGTAGTGACGCTGCGTGATTCGGCTGGCCCAGATTCGCCCATCAAGTAGGCCACTGAGATGCCAAGCACTTCACTCAGATGCTTGATGCGCGGGTTTCGCGGAGCTGTGCGCCCCGACTCCCATGCTTGGACCGACTGAGGGCTAACGCCAAGCTTGCGGGCTAACTCAGATTGATTGAGTCCCTGCGCTTCTCGTGCTGCGGCTATGCGTGAGGAGGTCGTAGTCATAGAAGCGAGAATACAACCAGCACTTGTAGCGAGCATTGCAATTCTCACTTGTAGATGTAATTGAAATTCTGTAACTTTGAATTGTAATTGCAGTTTTAACGAGGACTCTATGGAACCTAATGCAGCAGAGCGTGCGGCTAAGGCAGCAGGCAGCCAGTCCGCCCTTGCTCGCGTTCTTGGCTGCACGCCACAGAACGTTCAGCGTTGGTGTGCCTCCGGGCGAGTGCCAGCAGAGCGCGTGATCTCCGTCGAGCAGGCAACCGGTATCCCGCGTCACGAGCTCAGACCGGATCTATATCCAGATGCCGCTTAGCCGTTCGTTGGGATGATTTTGTACCTGAAGAGCGATGCCAGGTAGTGATCTGTATTAGCTGTTGATTCATCCAGTGCCCAAACAGCAGACATAAAAAAACCGCCTGGCAGGGCGGTTCAGTACAACGTTTTAGCGAGGTCAATAATGATCAAAAACACCCCCCCAGTCAACAGTTCTGGCGATGTCGCGACACTTCCCGGTGAGTCCGAAAGGGTGTCTCGATACGCAGTCACCAATCAGTCCGCAGCGATGAAGGCCGCTCTCATGATCAGCGGCCAATACTCGCATGCCTCCAAGTCTAAATTTCGCCAAGCATGCCTCAATCATTTGAAGGCGTCCTTAGCTTCTGCCCAGGATGTTCCCGCATGAGTACCATCATCATGAGCCTGTGCTGGCCGTTGCAAGGCATGAGTGGCCCGCAAAAAGCAGTCCTAATTTCGCTGGCTGACAATGCAAACGACGAGGGTGTTTGCTGGCCTTCTATTGCCCGAATCTCTGAGCGTACTTGCCTCGCTGAAAGGACTGTTCAGGCCGCCATAAAGTGGCTTGGTCAGGTGGGCATTCTGTCTGTCCGGGAGCGGATGGGACGGTCGACAATTTACACCCTAACCCCCGCATCTTATGCACCCCCGCAGGAGGCGCGCCCCGCAGCAGATGCACCATCACCCCCGCAGCTCACGACACAAACCCCCGCAGCAGCCGCACCCAGAACCGTAATAGAACCATCAAGTGAACCGTCACCTCTTGTTGTCGCCGAGCAACCAACGAAAATTACGAAGCCGATATGCCCAACCCAGGCAATCGTCGATTTGTTTAACGCAACGATCCCGGAGTTTCCCCGAGTCATGTTGTTGACCAAGGATCGGATTGCCAAGGTCAGCGCGCGGTGGAACGAAAGCGATGTTCATCAGGATCTCAGTTTTTGGGCTGAGTACTTCGCCCTGGTGCGCTCCAGCGAGTTTCTGATGGGCAAGGTTTCGGCTTCTGGAGGTAATCCTTTCCGCTGCAACTTCGACTGGCTGATTGCCCCGAGCAACTTCGTGAAGGTCGTTGAGGGTAATTACAATGCGTGATCCCTATAGCCTGGAAGCCGAACATGGGGTCTTGGGGGCGATGTTCCTGCGCCCTGAGCTGATCGACATACTGGCCGCCGATCTGGTGCCCGAGGACTTTTATTACGAGGACAACGCCGAGCTGTATCGCGGGATTTTGGCCTTGCATGGTGATGGTCATCCCGTCGATATCGTGACGGTCGGGGTTTATGTGGGGGATCTGCCTGGTGGTGCGAGTTCGTTTGCCTATGCCGCAGAAATTGCCCGCAATACGCCAAGCGTTGCAAACGCCGCTTCCTACGCCGGAACGGTTCGTGAGCGCAGCCTGGATAGATCGATCATCGAACTGAGCGTTCGGATCAACGACATCGCCTACGGTGATCAGCCAGCGGCTGACAAGGTTGCAGCGGTACAGGCTGAGTCCCACGCTATTGACAGCCAATCGGCTACATCCGAAGTGGTCAAGGCTGAGGACTTTCTCAACGACTACATTGAGGTGCTACAGGCCCGGGCTGATCGTGGTGACGAAATTGACGGCTTGTCCACTGGTATTCCGGATTTGGACGAGAAGCTGCAAGGTCTCAAGCCTGGCCAACTGATCGTCATTGCTGGCCGTCCGGCCATGGGCAAAACCACACTTGCCATGAACATCGCGTCTCACGCGGCTATCCGTGATGGCAAAAGCGTGATGGCCTTCAGCCTGGAAATGGATAACACGGGCCTGATGGATCGCTTCATGGCGTCCGAAGGGCGAGTGCCATTACAGCTGATAAAAAATGGCAAAGCCCCTAACACTCACGGCGCCGAACTGATGAGTGCCGCCGGTAAGCTCAAGAAGTCGAACCTGTTCCTGTCGGATCGCGCGTCGATGTCGATGAATCGACTGCGCTCGGCGGCTCGCCGCCATCAGCGTCGGTATGGCTTGGACCTTATTGTCATTGACTACCTGCAACTGGTCGAGTCCGACTCGCGCACGTCCAGTCGTGAGCAGGAAGTCAGCCACATGACGCGTACCGCGAAGCTCATGGCCCGCGAGCTGGGCGTCCCGGTGATTCTGCTCAGCCAGCTCTCCCGTAAATGCGAAGAGCGCCCGAACAAGCGCCCGCTGTGTTCTGACCTGCGTGAATCAGGCGCCATTGAGCAGGACGCGGACATCATCCTGTTCGTGTACCGCGACGAGGTCTACCACGAACACTCCGAAGCCAAAGGCATTGCCGAAATCATTATCGGCAAGGGCCGTGATATTGCCGGCGGAACCGTGCGTGCCGCTTTCCACGGTCAGTACAGCCGATTCGAGCAGCTTGCGGCTGGCTGGGTTGAGCCAACCAAACCCGAAAAGGTCAGCAGTCTGGCCGGTCGTTACAGAAAGGGAAAAAACTGATGGCACCGATTCGCCTGGCCGTTCCGGTCCCGGCCAATTACCGCTATGCGGTGCATTGCTGCGGCTTCAAGTTGGACATGGACGTTCTGCCTGACCATGCCGTGGCTTTGTTCGCTGATGAGGCCATGGCCAAGCGCTACGGCGATTGGATGTGGCCATCGACTTTTGAGGTCGTTGACCTACTTGCCCGAAAGGAGGGCAACGTTTGAATACCCAAATCAAAACCCTGACAGTAAAACTGTCGGATGCCGAGATTGTGCGCAACGCCAAGCTCGAGCATGTGCGTGACCTGCGTGATGCCGGCCACCCGGCGCTGCACTTTCGTTTCGCCAAAAATCGTACGCGTGGTTCTTGGTACTTGCTCAATAAGCGCCAATGGCACCGCATCGGCGCCTTTCCTGACCTCAACACCAAGCAGGTGATCGCAGCGTTGCCGGCAGTGCGCCTGCGCGTGGCGGCTGATGGTGCGGCCAGCGTGTCGGGCTGGCTGACCGTGGGTGAGCTGCTCGACTGGTTCGGTGAGCGCATGGCCAAGTCGCGGGCACTGTCCGAGAAGCGCCGTGCTGCTATCAAGTCTGCGATCAGTTGCCAGCTCAAGCCGCGACTGAATGACATGCTGCTCAACGACGTCAACGCCCAGACCTTGGACAAGCTGTTGATGTGGCCGGCCCAGGCCGAACTGTCGCTGTCGTATGTGCAGCAGCTGTTTCGCCTCGTCGCCATGGCCTTCCGCCAGGCGCGCAAACTGGACCTGATCCCCTTAAATCCGATGGCCGAGCTCAAGTTCAGCAACTTCACCACGGCGCGCATCCAGCCTAAGGCCGCACGCCTGCGTGATGTTCAGTTGCCTGAGTTGGTGGCACTGCTGGCTGAGCGCTTCGACAGCGCACCGGGTGACGCCGTGCTGGCCTTGATGATGCTGTGCCACGGCACCCGGATCGGCGAGACCCGTCAGGCCCGTTGGGCCGACATTGCGCTGACAGAGCGCGAGTGGTTCCTACCGGCCGAGCACACCAAGACGAAGACTGAGCTGCGCGTGCCGCTGACCGATCAGGTGTGCGGGCTGCTGCGTCGTTACCGTGACCGCCAGGCCGCCCAGGGATATGAGGGGGCTTTCCTGTTCCCGTCGCGCCGTGGCAAGCCGCTGAGTGATAACCAAGCCAGTGCCGTGTTCACCCGGTTAGGGCAGGGCGCCTGGACCAGTCACGACTTGCGCAAGGTGGCCCGCACCGCCTGGACTGACCTCGGCGTCGACGGACACATCGGCGAGATGCTGCTCAACCACTCGCTGGGCAAAATCGCCTCCACCTACATCAACACCCAGGCCAAAGAGCAGCGCCGCCTGGCATTGGTGAAGTGGCATGACTGGTTAGATGAACGTGGCTTCAAGGCGATTCACGAGCAGACAGGCGTTAGATATGAAGATTCGCAAAACCTCGTAGACGCCTTGAACGGCGAGGCCTGCGAGCCAGAACCACAATTTGTTAAGGGCGAGGTTTGAAAATGATCAAAAAGGAGCATGGCCCCGCCTTCAAGAAAGAGTTGATCCCATTGGCCCTCTGCCCAGCATGCAAGGGCTGCGCGGTTATCAGCGGCGTATTTCATGAGATCGAATGCGCCCAGTGTTACGCCTCAGGCGGGGTCCGCTTCGACAGTGGGCAAGCGCTCGAGCTGCAGGAGCTGGTCACCCAACTTGGATTGAACTTGCGTATTGCCTGCAAGCAGATCGAGAAGGTTCTGGCGCGGCCTGCCCTGGGTGTGTCCGATTACTACGTACAGAACAACCGTCGTGGCCCGGGAGCCACCAACTTCACAGGGGACTGACTAATGATTTATAGAAGTGTGCTCGGTGGCGTCGTTTCGGCCCTCGCCGCTGAATCTATCGACAGCACCAGCAAACAGGCATGGCAGAAGCTTTACAGCCCGCACGAAGAGGAGCAGCGCGACCTGCGCTCGTTGTTCGGCGCGGCGCCGGGCGAATCAATTGACCGCAACCAGGCTGATTGCTGGATTGCGGCTCGACTTCATCACGGACTTGAAAAGCACCACATGGACGCCCTGGTTGCTAAATACAGCACCGACAAGGGCAAGAAGGTCCAGGCGATAGCCGACCTGCGCGTGCGCATCCAGTCTCCGGCGCCGACGCTGTTCGTTTTCAAGGCTGTCACAGCATGGGCCGTTCCTAAGCTGAAGGGTGCCGACCAGAAAGTCCCGCAGACGGTGACGGTGACCATGTCGGTCGATACGCCTGATTGGCGGCGCGAGTCGATGATTGCCTCGGCCCTGGCAGCGGAGCGCGCCGCTAAGAAGCGCCTCGAGTCGCGCGCCACCTCAATGGTTATCCTGCCGAAGAGCTTTTACGACATGAACACCTGGGACGTGGAAGCTCGGCCCGAGTCCACTCGACGCGAGTGGAGGCGAAACATCTACGGCGCCCTTGACGCCTTGGTGAATGAGGCACTTTGCATCGCCGGTGAAATCTTCGACTTCGAGGGGCTGATTATTTCTGATACTGCTTAAACGGGCATTGACAGTGCTCCATCGTTCCGTCAGTATTTATTTCATCCTGTCTTTACTGCGCGTGTAGAGGAGTAAAGCAAGGTTTGGCGTTCGTCTGACCTTCAAAACTTATTTCTTCACTCCCCCCTTTTTGGCGTTTGCTTCGTTTGAGCCGAAAATTTTTGTTGCACAAGGATGTTGATGGATAACAAAACTATTCGTTGGCTGACCGGTCTTTGTATAGGGTTGGCCACGGGATTCATGGTTACGGGGGTTGCGACGCTTTCGCTACTAGATGACTCAAAGCCTCAGGTGATTTTGGCTGGTGCTACAATGTCGGTATTGAGTGTCCTGCTTCTTGCGATTTCCTATTTGGTCGCAATTCAGGAGGTGGAAAAATGACAGTTTGGATCATTCTCTTCTGGGTGGTCGGGGTCGTTGTGCTTGTCGCGATTGCTGTTTGGCGCGGGTACAAGAATGGCCCGACAGTTTTCAAACCCTCGTCTCATGATTCCTCATCGGACATTGAGAGCGTAAGGCGTGATCAAGCACGAGCAGAGCAACGTGCTGGCGAGGCGGCAGATCGGACCGAAGAAGAGCTTAAATTGCTTCGGTCGGAAATCCAGAGGCTCAATCAAAAGCTTGAGGCTCAGGAACGCGGCTCATCAAAGAAGCCTTACCCTGATGAAACCTTACCTCTAGACACCGCTTCCGCTGCTTTAGGTGAGCTGGCAAAAGGTCATAACCTAGCGCTCGGTGAGTTGTACGCAACTGCTTTAAGGCTCCGAAGAAGTCACGTCTTGGGGCCTACCGCCGTCTATCCCGCATCTGCTGCTCTAACAGATTTGCAACGTGAAATAGAGGCGTTTATGAGCGAAGGAGATCGTGCTGCTGGAGAAGCTAGAAAGTTCTTTTTTGATCCACAGCACCCCAAGGCTCCGATGTTAGGTTTGCCTTTGATTACGAAGTCGTAACTCAAGAAATATTCTGCCCATTTCAGAGCCCACTCAGCGAGTGGGCTTTTTTTTGCCTATCCCTAAGCGGGAATATATCGAGATGAACATGCCTGACAAGCCTGACACCTGGGCATTGATGCTTGCGTGGCTGAGCCAGCATGCGCCGATCCTTTACCCTGCCGGGCTTTCCTTTGCTATGGCCGTGTTGCGCATCACCTATGGTGGTGGTTCGCGCCGCCAGATGGTGGTTGAGGGGGCGATCTGTGGTGGTCTTACGCTTACGATAATCAGTGGCCTTGAGTTCTTCGGCCTGCCGCAGAGCATGGCCACCTTCGTTGGAGGTTGGGTTGGTTTCCTTGGAGTGGAGAAGGTTCGTGCGATTGCAGATCGGATTGCAGATTTCAAGCTTCCTACCCGTACCCCCTAGTAATCGGGGTCCCTTTTTGAAACTGCCACATCCTGGCCCGCATGAAGCAAGGAGATCAGCGAATGCCACCAAAGACCAAGCGCCCGTGCCGTTCACCAATGTGTCCGGCCAAAACCCAGGCCCCCAGCGGCTACTGCGAACAACATGCACACCTTGCCAGTGGCTGGGCCCAGCCCGGTCGAGGAACAGCTGAGCAGCGAGGGTATGACTGGCAATGGCGCAAGAAACGCGCGGCCGTCCTCAAGCGTGACCGGTATCTGTGCCAGTGCGATGACTGCAAGGGTTGCACCCTTTCAGCCTCAGAAGTTGACCACATAACACCCAAATCCATGGGTGGAAGTGACGATTTTTGCAATTTGCAGTCGCTAAACGAGGACTGTCACAAGGCCAAAACGCAAGGGGAAGCGGTCGCTGCCCGCCTGGGTATTTTCGGCGAACGCGCAGGGATGCTTTAGCAAAAATGCACCGAAAAAGCGCGAAGGAGAGGGGGTAGGCAAAATCTCTGCAGTTTTTCGCGTTCTCCACCGTTCGCCCAGCCTTTTACGCGCGACCGCGAAATTAAAAAATTCGTACTTTTGGAAAAATTGGGGGTTTCTGTGGGCCGTCACGCCAAACCAACCGCCTTGAAAGTGATCCAGGGCAACCCTGGCAAGCGGAAACTGAACAAGAACGCGCCGTCTCCCGACGCGCTAACGCATGTGCCTGACCCGCCTGACTGGTTCGGCGAAATCGCGAAGAACATCTGGCGTCAGGTTGCGCCCTGGTTGATCGAGGCCAGGATTTTGACCGGCACTGACATGCACAACCTTGAGGCGTTTTGCATGGCCTACCAGCGCTGGCGAGAGGCCCAGGACGACATCACCAAAAACGGGATCATCGTCATGGGCGCCAAGCAGGAAATCAAAAACCCTGCCTGCACCGTCTCCAACGAAACGCTACGCCAGATGGCCGCTTATGGCGGTGCGCTTGGACTTGATCCTGCAGCCCGGGCGCGCCTCAAGCCTGGCGGCGAACAGAAACCAGATAACCCCTTTACCGCGCTGCGGGGAGGCAAAGCCGGATAACTAAACCCTATGGCTAGCTCACCAAACGTCAACGCGGCGAACAAGTACGCCCGCGACGTGGTGGCGGGCAAGATTGAAGCGTGTAAGTGGGTCCGCGCCGCCTGCAGGCGTCACCTGGGCGACCTGGCGAAGTCCACTAAGAAGGGCTACCGCTGGAAGTTCGACAAGGCCGAGGCCGAGCGCGTCTGTGTCTTTATCCAGTTGCTGCCACACACCAAGGGCAAGTGGGCCGGTAAGCGGCTGCTGATCACCCTGGAGCCGTGGCAGAAATTTATCTTCTGCTGCATTTTCGGGTGGCGATCCAAGCGCAATGGTCTGCGCCGCTTCCGTGAGGTGTATTGCGAGATTCCCCGAAAGAACGGCAAGAGCGTTATTGCGGCTGGCCTCGGGCTATTCATGTTCATTATGGATGGCGAGTTCGGCGCCGAGGTGTACTGCGGCGCGACGACAGAATACCAAGCGCTTGAGGTTTTCCGGCCGGCGAGTCGGATGCTCAAGAACACGCCGCAACTGATTGAGGAATGCGGCGCCGAGATAATGGTGATGAACCTATCTCTGCCTGATGACGGCAGCCGGTTTGAGCCATTGGTTGGCGATCCTGGCGACGGTAGTTCGCCCAGCTGCGCCATTGTCGACGAGTATCACGAACACGTTTCGTCGGCGCTTTACGACACCATGATCACCGGCATGGGTGCCCGCGAGCATCCGCTGATGTTTGTGATCACAACGGCCGGCTACAACCTTGCCGGGCCTTGTTATGTGCAGCGGGGCCAGGTCAAGGACATGCTGCTGCACGCCCTGGGCGAAGGCGGCATAGAAAACGATGAGCTGTTCGGGATCATCTACACCATTGACGAGGGAGACGACTGGCAAGACCCGAAGGTGTTGCGCAAGGCGAACCCGAACTTTGGCGTGTCGGTCGATGATGAATACCTGTTGCGCATGCAGGCGAACGCCAAGCGTTACCCGTCACAGCTGAACAAATATCTAACCAAACATTTAAACGTGTGGGTCAGCTCCCGGTCGGCCTGGTTGAACATGTCGGACTGGGCGGCGTGCGGAAATCCTGAGCTGACCCTGGAGCAATTCCGGGGGCGTAAATGCTGGATTGGGGTCGACCTGGCGAGCAAATCAGACATTACCGCTGTGGCCCTGGTGTTCAAGGACAAGGACGAGCGCGGCCGCGATGTGTGGACGGTGTTCTGCAGATCGTACCTTCCCGAAGGTGCGATAGAGCGCGCGACCACGTTTAAGGATGCCTACGAAGGCTGGGTGGTGTCTGGCGAGCTGCTGACCACGGACGGTGAGGAAACCGACTTTGATGTGGTGCGCGATGACATCAAAGACCTGGCCGAGATGTTCGACATTCAGGAAATCGCCTACGACAAGTGGCGCGCTACGCAACTGGCGCACCAGCTGCAGGCGGACGGCGCCGAAGTGGTCGAGGTCGGCGGCGGCATTCAGACCATGAATATGCCCATGCGGGAAGTCGAAGCGGCGCTGGTTTCGCGGCGCTTCAATCACCCTGCAAACGGTGTGCTGTCGTGGATGGCGGGGAACGTGACAACCAAGGAGTACCGAGGTTGTTTGACCCCAATGAAGGAAGACGAAGGCAAGGGCAACTTGCGCAAAATCGACGGCATGGTTGCCATTCTTATGGGGATGAGCCGCGCAATGCTGGCCGACCAAGCGCCCGGCAGTCTTCTTGACAGCATGACTGACGATGACCTTTTAACCATGTGAGCCCCCTATGAAAAATTGGCTTCCTGAACTGATCGGGACGGCAGGCTATTGCCTGTTTGTTGCCGGGCTGTACGTCCAGTTCGGCCCGGGCTGGGCGCTGATGGCCGGCGGCGTCTTGCTGCTGGCCGCCGCGATCAAGGCGGTTCGGACATGATCCTGGGCGCGATGTATGAGAACCGTAGCAGCCTGGAGAACCCCGCTACCAAGATGAACAGCCAGGAGCTGGGCGAGCTGCTGTGTGCCGGCAACGGTATTGCCGTCAGCCCCGCCACGGCGCAAAGGCTGACGGCGGTGTATGCGTGTATCTACGTGCTGTCCAGCACCATGGCGCAGTTGCCCTTAAGCGTGTTGCGTAAGGTCAACGGGGAGATTGTGCCGGCCACGGATCACCCGGCGCACTACCTGCTGCACGATGAGCCCAATCAGTGGCAAACGTCCTACAAGTGGCGCGAAACCAAGCAGGCGCACACCCTGGGCTGGGGCAACGGTTTTACGCGCCTGGTGCGCAATCGCCGGGGCGAACTGCAGGCGCTGGAAATGTGCGAGCCCCAGGTAACCGACCTGGTGAAGAACGGTGGCCGCTGGATCTACGCCACGCAGGATGACGATGGCATGCCCCTGGCAGTCGCGCCCGAAGACATGGTGCACCTGCGCGCGATTGGTTCCGGCCGGCGAATGGGCACCAGCCCGATTCGACAAAACGCCGAAACGATTGGCCTCGGCCTGGCTGCAGTGCGTTACGGCAAGGAGTTTTTTGAGGGTGGCGGCCGCCCTACAGGGCTTGTGACGCTCAAGGATGGAAATCTGCAGCGCGACGGCTGGGAGCGCCTTAAAAGCGTCTGGAACAGCGCGGTAATCAAGCTCAAGCAATCGGAGAATAAGACCCTGCTGTTGCCAGCGGATCTGGATTACAAGGCGCTGACTATCGCGCCTGAGGATGCCCAGTTTCTGGAGACGCGCAAGCTGACCCGTAGCGAGATTGCCAGCATATTTAATGTGCCTTCTCACATGATCAACGATCTGGAGAAAGCCACGTTTTCCAATATCAGCGAGCAGGCTATCCAGTACGTCCGGCACTCGGTAATGCCCTGGGTTAAAAACTGGGAAGAAGAGCTGAACCGCCGGGTGTTCACCCGGGCTGAGTGCCTGGCCGGCTATTACATCAAGTTCAACCTGGCCGGCCTGCTGCGCGGCACTCCGAAAGAGCGCGCCGAGTTCTACCGGATCGCGATCCAAGACGGCTGGATGTCTCGCAATGAGGTCCGCGTGCTGGAAGACCTGAACCCGATGGCCGGGCTCGATTCGATGTTGCTCAACGTCAATACCACGTTGCTGGGCGCTGACGGCAAGCCGTTACCCGTAACGACAAAGGAATAACCCCATGAGTGAGTTTGAGAAACGCATGCTGCCCGCGCAGCACTGCGAGCTTCGCGCTGTGCCGGCGGAAGAGGGCGGCGATCAAAATGCGTCACCGCGAATTGCCGGCTACGGCGCTGTGTTTAATCAGCGTAGCGACCTGCTGGGCGGTTTCTTTGTTGAGCTGATCGCCCCTGGTGCATTCGATGACGTGCTGGGCCAGGACGTACGCGGGCTGTTCAACCATGACCCCAACTACCTGTTGGGCCGCACGGTCAGCGGCACGCTGCGCCTCTCGGTAGACCAGCGTGGCCTGGCCTACGAAATCGACACGCCCAACACGCAGACCATTCGTGACCTTGTTGTCGAGCCGTTGAAACGCGGCGACATGAGCGGTAGCAGCTTCGCCATGCGTGTCGCCCCTGGTGGTGACACTTGGCACGAAGAAGACGGCGTGGTGGTGCGGACGATCTACAAGATCGCTGAACTGCGCGACGTGGGCCCGGTGTCATTCCCGGCCTATCCCGATTCAAGCGCTGCACAGCGCTCCCTGGACGCCTGGAAACAGGCGAAAAACGAAGGCCTTGAGGGTCGCGCTCAATTTGAGCGTGAAGCCCGTGAGCGCCTACTTGATTTGAACGACCTTTAAGCCCTTGGGGGATTTATGACTCTGCAACAACTGAAAGAACTGTACTCCCAGAAAGCCGCCGAAATGCGCAGCCTGCACGAAAGCACCGGGGACGAAGTGTGGACCAGCGAAACCCGCTCTAAGTGGGAAGCTATCAAGGTCGACCTGAAAGCCTTGAAAGAGAAGATCGAACGCGAAGAAGAGCTTCGCGAAAACGATCAGTCCTTTATCGAAGAGCGCGCCCGCAATGCCAATCAAGGCGGCCAGCATCAACAGCAGCTGACGGGCGAACAGGCTGAACTGCGCAGCGCCTTCGATGCGTTCTTGCGCGGCGGCGCTGAGCATCTGACTGCAGAACAGCGCTCGGCAGTATTTGCCATGCGCGCCCAAGGCGTACAAGGCCCCGAAGCTGGTGGCTATACGGTGCCTACCACGCTGCAGGCGAAAGTGATCGAGGCCCTGAGCACCTACGGCGGTATCGCGTCCGTATGTCAGTTGCTCAACACCGACAACGGCGCGCCGATTGCCTGGGCGGTGAGCAATGGCGGCGAAGAAGAAGGCGAGCTGATCGGCGAGAACAAGCAGACCGGCGAAAAGGATGTTGAGTTTGGTATGGGCACGCTGGGCTCCCACACCATCAGTTCGAAAATCATCCGCGTCTCCGAACAGCTGCTGCAGGATTCCGGTATCGACATGGAAGCCTTCCTGGCCGGCCGTATCAGCAAGCGCTGTGGTCGCACCCGTAACCGCCTGATCGTGCAAGGCACTGGGGCAGCCGAGACGGACACCGCGCCGGCCCAGCCCAAAGGTTTGGAGGCAGCTGTAGGTGTGGGCAAGGTGACGGCCAGTGCATCCCAGTTCACCTGGCAGGAAGTCAACGGCCTGATTCACTCGGTCGATCCGGCCTATCGTGCGGCCCCTAACTTCCGCCTGGCCTTCAACGACAATACCTGTCAGGCCATGGAAGAAATGGTCGACGGTAACAAGCGGCCGCTGTGGCTGCCGGGTATCGACAGCGACCGCCCGGCGACCATCCTGAAACAGCAATACGTGATCGATCAGGCGATTGGCGATATCGGCGCTGGTAAGAAGTTCATGTATGCCGGCGACTTCAACGAGCTGATCTTGCGTGCCGTGCGCAGTCTGACCCTGAAACGCCTGGTCGAGCGTTACGCTGAGTTCGGCCAGGTGGGTTTCCTGGCCTTCCTGCGCTTCGGCATCGTCCTGCAGGACACTGCAGCCATCAAAGCATTGGCCGGCAAAGGTGCTGAAGTCGGGGCCTAAGCCTGGAGCGGGGCCGTGCAAGTGGCCCCTGTGTGCGCATGTTGACGCTTGAGCAAATTAAGCAGCATTGCCGGCTTGAACTGGACGACACCGAGGAAGACGAGCTGCTGCAGGGTTACGGCCGTGCAGCGCGGCGAATGGTCGAGACTCGCACCGGCCGCAAGCTGGTGCAGGTCGAGTTACCCGCTGACGCGCCGCCGGATGCTGTCGGCGATTACGACTACCTGCGCAGCCTGTTGCCGGCAACGGCGCCGGAGAATGCGTTACCCGTAACGGATGACGTAACCCTGGCAATGAAAATGCTGGTCGCTCACTGGTACCGCAATCGCGAAGCCGTCACCGAAGCCACTGCAACGGGCTCACGCGCGTTACCGCTGGCCTTTGAGGCGTTGGTAGGCCCTTACAACTGGATATCGCTATGAAGCACCCAGCCGCTGGCGAGCGGGATAAACGCATTGAAATCAGGGTGCGCAATGACAAGCCCTTGAATGACGCCGATCTGGTGTCGGGTTACATCAGCGTCGGCCACCGCTGGGCGCTGCTGGAGCCGCTGGGCACGCTGTTGGTGCATAGCGGTATTCAGGTCAACAAGAAGATCACGCACCGCCTGACATTCAAGCGCCTGCCGGGGATTGATGACCGGCATGAGGTTGTCCAGGGCAAGCGGTTGTTTCGGGTGGTGGGTGTGGGTGACGTGAACGAATCGGGCATTGATACGGTGCTTGAGGTAGAGGAAATCACCGGCAACCCAGCCAGCGCGTCGTCCATGCCCAAGCGGGATATCTACGATGAGTAACAGCGCCGAGGTTAATGGCTACCTGCACATAGAGGGTTTCGAGAAGTTCGACCGCGAAGCCTTCGATAAGCGCAAAGTGCGGGCCGGGATGCGTAAGGCCGGCCGCCTGGTAACAGGCAAAGCGCAGATGAACCTGGCCTTGGCTCGGGGCGCCGCTGGCTATCCGCACGTGCGAACCGGCCGCTTGCGGGATTCGGTCACCTTCAAGGTGTCGCGCTCCGGGTTCATGGTGAAGATAGCGCCGAAGAAGACCAGCGACATGACGGCCTTCTATCCGGCCTACCTGCATTACGGGGTGAAACAAGGCGGCCGTATCAAGGGCCGGCCCAGCGGCAGCCGTCGCGCACGTGGAGCGCGGGCGGATCTGGTAGCAGCCCGCCGCGCAGGAGGTTGGCGGATTGATCCGCGTGATAACTACATGGCCGATGCGCTGCAAGATTCTGCAGCGGACGTGCAAAAGATCCTGGGCGCCGCGTTCGCGGATGGCCTGCGATAACCGCAACCTTTCCACAAGCCCCGTGCCCCGGGGCTTTTTTATGCCTGGAGTTCAACGGTGAAGCTGATCCCGATCATCAAGCACCTGCGCAATACCTGCCCGACATTCGAGCGGCGCGTTTACGGGGGCCTTGATTGGGACCCGGTCGCGAAGAGCGTGAAAACCGACATGCCAGCGGGCTATGTGATCTGCATCGGCGACTCGGCGGACCCTTCGGATACGCAGGGCACGATTCGTCAGCGGGTGCGTGACGCCATCGACGTAAACGTTGAGGTGTGGTGTGAGGACGAGCGCGGCCAGGGCGCCGCTGACGTGATTCACGACCTGCGCGCCGAGTTGTGGCGTGCCCTGGTGGGGTTCAAGCCAGACGCCGACGGCGCACCGCTGCAGTACGACGACGGCGAGCTGTTGCTCATTGATCGTTCGAAGGCCGTTTACCGCTTTCGCTTCTTCACCGAGTTCATGATCGGCCGCACTCCGGTGGGGTACGGCCAGCCACTTGGCCCGCCGGAAACCTGGCAGGAAGTCGTAGAAGACGGCCTGGTCCCGTTCGAGGGCGTGAACATCGATGTCGATTTTATCGACCCCATTTTTGACAAAAACCTTTCCCCTGCCGGCCCTGACGGCAGGATCGAAATCAAAGCCCGCGAGGATCTGCAACCGTGACGCAAATCTACCTGAAACCAGTGGCCGGCCGGGATTGCCCCGACCCGGCCAAGGGCGGCGCCCTGCTGCCCGAAAAGGGCGACAGCGTGCCCCTGAACGCTTACTGGCAGCGCCGTATCAATGACGGCGACGTGGTTAAGGCTGAGCCCGAAAATGCGCCGAAATCGACCACAAAGGCCGCCAAGCCAGCCGACAACGGGAGTGCTGATGCATGAGCGGCGTAAGTTTTAATCAAATTCCCGGCGACATCCGGGTACCTCTGTTCTATGCCGAGGTCGATAACTCCCAGGCCAATACCGCCCAGGAAAGCCTGCGCCGGCTGATCATCGCCCAGGTGAACGATGACGCAGACAGCGAAGACATCGGCCGCCTGGTGTTGGTGTCGCGCACAACCCAGGCTGCGCTGATTGGCGGGCAAGGCTCGATGCTGGCCGCGATGCATAAGCGTCTGCGCTCTATCGACGTGATGGGTGAGGTTTGGTGTCTGCCGCTGAAAGTCGAAACTGGCAGCGCGGCAAAAGCAACCGTTACCGTAACGGGCGCCGCGACGGAATCCGGCTTGCTGTATCTGTATGTGGGTGGGAAGCGCGTTCGCTCGATTGTCTCCGCCCAGGCCAATGCCACGTCCGTGGCGGCGACGCTCGCCAAGGCGATCAACGATGACACTGATTTGCCCGTCACGGCTGCTGCAGCCGGGGCAGTGGTTACGCTGACCTGTAAGTTTAAAGGTGAGCTGGGCAATGACTTGATTGTCTTGATGAACCGCCTGGGCCGCGCAAATGGTGAATACACCCCGGCCGGTCTGACAGTGATTGCCACGGCCATGGCCGGCGGCGTTGGAACGCCAGAAATGTCGGTTGCCCTGGCTGCTCTGGGGGATGAACCTTTCGAATTCATTGCGCAGCCCTGGACGGACTCCACCACGCTCGATGCGTGGAAGGCGACCATGGATGAGAGTTCCGGCCGGTGGTCGTGGTCCAAGCAGCTGTATGGTCACGTGTACAGCGCAAAGCGCGGCACGTTGGGCCAGTTGGTGGCTGCAGGGCGTGTACGCAATGACCCGCATATCAGCATCGGCGGCTTTGAGAAAAGCCTGCCAAACCCAGTGTGGGAGGTTGCAGCGCAGTTCATGGCCCGTACGGCTGTGTTTATCAGTGCTGACCCTGCACGGCCCACGCAGAGCGGCGAATTGGGTGCGATTCAGCCAGCGGCCGCGAGTGATCGTTTCCTGATTGATGAATCGCAATCGCTGCTGAGCAACGGGATTGCCACATTCAGTTCCACCGGCGGTGCCGTGCGCATTCAGCGCGCCATTACGACTTACCAGCGTAACGCTTACGGCCAGGCTGATGACTCGTATCTGGATAGCGAGCCGCTACACCAGTCGGCGCATGTGATCCGCTTTCTGCGCACGCGCATTACCAGCAAGTACGGCCGTCACAAGCTCGCCAATGACGGCACAGCCTTCGGTCCAGGCCAGGCCATCGTCACGCCGAACGTGATCCGTGCGGAGTTGATCGCAGCCTATGGCGAGCTGGAGCGTGCCGGCCTGGTGGAGAACGCCGAAATGTTCAAGGCCAACCTGATCGTGGAGCGTGACCCGAGCAACCCGAACCGCCTGAACATCCTGTTTCCGCCGGATCTGGTGAATCAGTTGCGCGTGTTTGCGCTGCTGTATCAGTTCCGTTCGCAGTACCCCGAAGCGGCGTAAGCCGACACATGAACACCCAGCCCGCCACGTGCGGGCTTTTTTATGGGAGGCCGTATGGGCCAAGCAGTCGCAGGCACTTGTTACATCAAAGTCGACGGTAGCCAGCTGGTGGTCACGGGTGGCGTAGAGGCCCCCGTCTCCAAGGTCAAGCGCGAGTCGATCCGCCCGGGCTACTTCAAGGAAGAGGACGTGTTCCCTTTCGTGAAAGTGGATGCGGTTAAAACGCCGGGCCTGGACCTGGCGAAGATCACCACCAACACCAACATGACCGTGACCGCCGAATTCAAGGATGGCGGCGTGTACGTGTTGAGCGGTGCGTACCTGGTGGATGACGCCACGGTCAACGGCGACGACGGAAAACTCACCCTCAAATTCGAAGGCATCAACGGAGATTGGCAGTAATGGCAGCGACGACCGAACACACCCTACTGGTACCTATCAAGGCCCACGGCGAAGAGCTGAAAGTGCTGCAGGTGCGCCGCCCAACCCCGCAGGAAGTGCGAGCCATTAAGGCGTTTCCGTACACCCTGGCTGAAAACAACATGCCGCTGGTGGAACCCGATATCGCCTGTAAGTACCTGGCCGTTTGTACTGGCATTCCGCAAAGCTCGGTTGAGCAACTGGACCTGGCCGATCTGAACGCCCTGGCCTGGATGGTGGTGGGTTTTTTCATGACTCCGGCGTCGACTCCGCAGACCGCCTGATAAGCCTGGTTTATGACCTGGCGTATTTCTGGAAGGTCGACCCGGAAAAAATGATGGGTAGGCCGTTGGATGCGCTGCTTGAGAGTTTCGAGCATGCGCACCGGATCTTGAATGAGCAGGTGGGTTAATGGCCGATAAGTTTCAGCTAAAGGCGCTGATTACCGGCGTCGACAAGTTATCGCCGATGCTGGGCACCATCCGTAAAAATGCCATGGGGCTGCGCAAGCAGCTGAACAGCACCGGCCTCGGCAAGATCACGTTCATGGAAGCCCTGCAGGGCGGCGCTATCGCGGCGCCGTTCGTGATGGGCGTCAAGGCCGCGATAGGCTTTGAAAGCGCCATGGCGGACGTTAAGAAGGTGGTTAACTTCGATACGCCGCAGCAGTTCAAGGATATGAGCCAGGATGTTCGGAACCTGTCCAAAGAACTGCCCATGTCTGCCGAAGGGATTGCGGCCATCGTGGCGGCAGGTGGTCAATCTGGCATTGCCCGGGAAGAGCTTAATGCGTTCGCCCAGGACGCGGTAAAGATGGGCATTGCCTTCGACACCACGGCCGAAGAATCCGGCTCGATGATGGCGAAGTGGCGCACCGCGTTTAAGTTGA